CCACATCTCCACAGGCGCCACAACACCAACCAGGAGGTCATATCAAAAGGAATCTGGCGGCATGATCAGTGAGCGGAGTACACCTTAACCAAGCCGCCGAGCTGTCCAACGAAGTGGGACCACCTCAAACTTTGAACGCCGATTGACAGTTGGGCTTGAAATAACCGAAAATGCGGTGTAAACAGTATAAATGGCAGATCCGGGTGAATTGCCGACTTAGGCTGCGGATGTCCCGCCACATCGGTTTAGGTGTAAGAACAAATGCGCAAACTTATGATCGCGGCGGTTGCAGGCGCCATACTGACAACGTTCCATGCTTCGACGGCGCGCGCCGCCGGTGAGCGGGACGGCCCCTACCTGCGCGCTGACGCCGGTATCAGTTTCGAAAAACTGGAGGACTTCCACAGCGGGAGCGACCGCACAAATGACACTTGGAACAAAAGGATCGGCACGCCCGTCGTCGGCCTTGGCTTCGGCTACAAGCTCGGCCAGTTCCGCGCCGACCTCACCTTCGATTACCGACTGAAAAAGGATCTCGACAAGTTTCTGAACCCGATACCCCTCTATCGCCGCGCCGAGGCCGATATCACATCCTACGGCGTTATGGCCAACGGGTATTGGGACATTGGCACTGTTAGCCTGGGTCACCGCTTCGGCGACACCGAGATGACGCTGACGCCCTACGTCGGCGCCGGCATCGGCGGCACCATCCTGTACACGGAGACCGCCCGGGCCAGCCAACACAACAGTTTTGCCGATAGCCACGAGGGGCACAACTTTACTTGGGCGGCCATGGTCGGTGCCGCGGTCCAGGTTACGGAGATGACGGCCATCGACGTCGGTTACCGCTACCAGGACCTGGGCCCGCACCCGGACCCGAGCCCGCTTTCCATATCGGACATCGGCTTCACGGACCTCACGGCCCACGACCTCCGGATCGGCTTGCGCTACAGCTTCTAGTACCCGGAATCAGGGGTCCGCGAAACGTGGTTTGAGGCGTTTCTGATGGACCTCGGATTTGCTCCAGGCGAAGGGGCGGGCGGTTTCATTGTAGCTGGCGACGAAGTCATCGATGTGTTTCCTGAGTTGGGCGACACCGGTGAAGCTGGTGCCGTGGAGCGACTCGGCATTAGGTAGCAGATGCACCAGCTGGTCTTTAGGTGGTTGATTTTGTTGACCTATGGGGACTTTGAGCTTGATGCTGCGCGCGCTGTGGATTGGAACAAATAAGCAACATATTGGATGCTGCATTGAGGAGTGGATTGTGGCGCAGCACTTCCTGCTTTCGGCGGCCGCGCGAACGCTGTCGCTCAAGACGATCTTCTCCGAAGGGGAGGATGCGGCATATCGGCGGTTCCGCCGGCTGCGCCAGCCGCGTCGTGGCGAAGGCGGCGGTCTGGCTGTAGAGCCCGGCGGCCGAAACCGCCTTGCACCAGAAGGTCTCGTCGGCGGCTGTCTGAACCGGCCACAGCGAAACCAGGTGATCACCGGCGGACCGGCCGACGAACCGCCCTTGCCCCCAGCTCTCGCCGGCGCGGATCTCGTATTCGACGCCGGCGATCGGCAGCGAGGTCCAGGAGAAGCGGACATGCTCGCCCTGGGGGACGGCGTCGAAGCCGGTGACGTCGGCAGGCGGCACGACCGAGGCAACCACGCTGACGGCACTGACGCTTCGGAGCCCCATCTCATCGATGGCGCGGATGTGGAACCGATGATCGTCGGCGTCGACGAGCGTCACGAACAGCGTCGTGCCGCGATGCCGCGTGGTCACCACCACACCCGCATCCCAGGATTCGCCATCCCGGACCTCGTAGCCGACCACGTCGAGCTCGCTGACCGGATCCCAAGAAAGCTGCACGCCGTCGGCCCGGCGCGCCGCCTGGAAGTTCACGACGTCGAAGGGCGGCGTGGTCTTGCCCACCACCACATGGCCCAAAACCTCGGTCCACTCGGAGGCCAGGCCTGCCCGGCTTACGGCCCGCAACCGGATGTCGTAGGCGACACCATCCTCGACCGGCTGCACCGCGATCTCACCAGCCGCGACGGGGGCCGCGGGCAGCACCCGCCAGCGCTCGCCGCTTCCGGCAAGTCGGTAGTGGGCGTGAATGGATTCCGCCGGATCGTTCAATCCCGAGGTCAGGACCACCCGGACCAGAATGCGCGACTGTGCGCGGCCGTCCGGCCCGATGACGAGCGCGCTCTCGTCGGAAACCACCTCGTCCACGACGGGGGCTGCCGGCGTCTGGCGCTCGACCAGCGGCGGCAGCGTCATCAGCGAGTCGAACTCGGGAATGGGGCCGGTATCCGCCTGGTGAACCTCCGGCGCCGCGTCGATGAGGGTCAGCGTCGCCCGGAAATCCCCCGAGTGGCGGATCGCCTTGACGATCAGGTCGGCGCTCTCCCGCGCCGCCTCGCCGAAGAGCGCCAGGTCCCCCGGCTCCGGCGCCGCCACTGCCGAAACGGGTTGGAGAAAAGCGAGGGTGTCGGTCTCGCCGAACTCGGTCACTACGCTGGCGACGCTGCTGACACCGTCGGCGTGACGGAACCGAATCGCATAGGTCTTGCCGGTTTCCATGGCGATCACGTCGTCGAGCGTAACCGAGATCGCATCGCCATTGGCGTCGAAGGCAACGTCCTTGACCCGCCCCCAGCCGCCGCCCCAGAGCGGCACGTCGTGACTGACCTTGACCAGGTCGCCCGCCGTGCAGACCAGGTGGTCGATGTCGACGGAAATCTCACAGGTCTCGGGGCGCAGCTTGCCGACCGCCAGATGATAGCGCCCGTGCTTCCAGGCCAAATCGGCGCTGGTGCAGCCGAAGAGTTCCAGAGTCTCGAAGCGGCTCGCGTTCGTCTCGCTGTAACCATCGGCGTAGACGATCACTTCGTCCTGTTGCCAGTCGCGATCCGGATTGACGAAGCGGCACTTGAGCCCGTGGGGCACCTGGGTGAAGGCCTTGCTGCCCCGGAACCCCATGGTGTTGCGCGGTGTGAAGTGCTGGATCGGCACCGTCTGCTCGACGTCGCGAACGATCGAGAACCTACCGTCGCGCATGCCGAACCCGGCCCGGCCCGCAGCGGCTGTGTCGCGCAGCAGTTCGAACACGGTGGTGGGGTAGTCGATCACCGCGTCGAAGGTGAACGCCGGCGTCGCGTCGGCCCAGGCCTTGAAGGCGTCGAGGTCGAGGCGCTCGTCGGCCACCGGCCGCCTGTTGGCGGAGCCGCGCAGCACATCGAGATAGGCCCAGCCCGGATGGCGTGTCGCCTGTTCGGCCCACTCGGCGCCATCCCACACGGGCAAGAGGGCCTGTGTCACCGCCGAGAACTGATTGACGATGCCGTTCAGCTGGTCCGTCGCCTTGATACGCATGGCGACGAGGCAACGGCCGGCCGCCTTCACGGGTGCGGTGTGCTGGACGATTCGGATCGCCGAGACGAAGCTGTCGTCGCGGATGCGGGTCGAGGTGTTGTCGGCGGTCAGCCTGGTGAAGCGAACCTCGTAGCGGCCGGCGGCCGGCGTCACGATGCGCACACCTCTCCGCACCACCTGCTCGGTCGCCGCCGTGTAGGTCGCGGTGGCGTGCTCGGTCCAGGGGTCGGACGATCCGGCGAGCCGGTATTCGACCTTGATATCGACGGACCGGTCCTGCCGGTTGCCGCCGTCGTCGAAGCGGACCAGGCCGCGGAAGGTGATGTCGGCGATGATCTCGTCGGCGCCGTCGCGGGTCTCCAGGACCTCAGGCCCACCGTCGCCGGTCACCTTCAGCGAATACTGGTCCTCGCGGATGGTGTCAGTGTAGAGCGTGATCGGCGGGTCGCTGTCGTACCCTTGCCGGATTTCCGTCTCGACGCCCTCGAACTGGGCGAGCGGGATGGCACCGATGCGGAGGTCCGAAATCTCCAGCGGCCCGTAGCCGAAGTCGAAGAGCATGCGCAGGTATTGTTCGTCTCCTTCGACTTCGGTGTGCGGATGGGCAGCCAGCACAGGAAACACCCGGTGTTGGCCATAGACACGCGGCACGGCTCCATAGCGGTTGGCGCGATTTTGCGTGCCGGTGATCGCCAGCGTAGGGCTGGTGCGGCTCTGCGGGCCACCGATGGAGAGCTCGGCGAGCTTCGGCCTCGGCGGCGGCGCGATGGCGTTGACGATCAGGTTGCCGACCAGCGTGATCGCTGCACCGCCGATGGCGGAGGCCAGATTGATGGTCTGGCCGAAGATCACCGCTTCGGTCGGCAGCCCCATGGCCGCACCAACGGCCGGCCCCAGCACGAAGGCGGCGGCCACCACGGCGATGGTCAAGATGGTGCGAAGCGGGTTCTTGCCGCCCCCGCCACCCTTGCCCGGCGCGACACGCAGGGTGACCACGGCGCCGGCCTTGGGACGCACGCGCGCCCAACGATCGCGCTGGACCATAACGGGATCGGCGGTCATCGCCCCGTCGGTGATCCAGACATGGGCGTGGCCCATGAGGATCGGATCGAGACCGAGCGAATCCATGATGTCGGCGATGGAACCGCCCACCGGTACCACTTGGTCAATGCGCTCGGCGGAAAACGGGCGCGGGCAGGCGATCAGCCGCAGATCGTTTCCGTCAACCGTCATAGCGATAGAGTCCCAATACGCGGCGGCGCCACTTGGCGCCGTCATAAGGTTCCAGACAGGCGTCGATGCCGTCCTCGATGTGCAGCATCCAGCCGTGAGCGACGACCACGCCCACATGCATGGGCTGGTTCAGAAGTCGCATGAGCACCACGTCGCCGGCTTGTTCCTGGCCCGGGGCGACCTCGCGCCACGGGTCCATCTCGCCCCGGATCAGGCGGCCGATGTCCTCGGCGTCCTCGACGGAAGCGTAACCGCCGGCGTAGGACGGCAGTCGCGTACCGAATTGATCGGCGAGCACCAGGCGCACCAGGCCCCAGCAATCGACGCCGTCCCGGTCGCGACCGTGTGCGCGGAACGGCAGGCCGACATAGTCATTCACCCAATCCGGAACCATCAGAAGAGGCCGGGATACTCGCTCGGCACGTAGCTGTGCCCCGGAAACGGCTCGTTGAGCACGTCCTCGAAGGCGAGTTCGCCGGTGACGGTGAGCGCATCGTACTCGGCCGACACCAGGGTCATGTTGAAGGGTCCCGCCTCGACGGTATCAGGCGACGCGGCCATGACCACTTCGAGGCCGACCGACAGGGGCGAGGAGATTGCCCGCAAGTTCTTCACGATCTCCCGGTCGACGTTGTCGATGCGGAGCGTGACCCGGGCGACGCTCTCCGGGTCCTCGTCGGGAAGCGCGATTTCGAAGGGATAGGCGATATAGGTATCGCCACGGCTCGCCACATCCTCGGTGTTGTTGACCACGCGAATGGGCTCGGCGAGGTCCTCGTGGTCAAGCGTCAGCAGCAGAAGAAAGACCGCGTCGGTCTCCTGCGCGTGCACTGCCTGGCGCGCGGCCTGGGATAACGTTCGGCTCATGGCAAGATCTCCAAACGCAAGGACGCTTGCCAGAGCGTGCCCCTTGCGACGGGCGTGTAGCTTGGCGGCTCGACGAACCGGAAGGTCACGGCGGTGCCGCCGCGCGGATGCTTCCAGTCGAAGGGAAGCGCGCCGCCGGCGACGGTCGAGCCGAAAAACGCGTCCAGGGTGTCGACCTGGGCCGGCGTCAGGCGCACTTGGCACTCGATGTTCCGAACGCCAACCGTGAACCGCCGCCGCACCTTGGGCGGCCCCGCTTCCATCTGCGAGCGGATCACCGTGTTCGGCGCCTGCTCGCTGAACCCTTGCGCCAGCGGCTCCTGCGGCAGCGACACCGGCCAGACGGGATTGGTCATCGGGGAACGCCTCGCCGGTTAATGCCGTAGGCGCTGCTCATGCTCTGGTCGAACGACCCCTGGGCGATGCCGCGGTTGACTTCATCTCGGATCAGCACCCGGATCAGGCGCTTTCCATCGGGACCCCGTTCGCTGGACACCTCCGGTCGGGCGCCGCTGCTACGCTGATCGATCACCTGCACCACGACCTCGGACCCGAAGGCCTCACGCATCTGTCGCGGCCAACCGATCACTTCGCCCTGCCTGGCGATAACCGGGACTTCGCCCGGCACCAGGCCGCCACCATGAAAGCGCGGCGCCTCGTCGAAAACTCGATGCTCGACAGAACGTCGTGGCAGCGGCGTCGTGCCGATCACCCCGCCTGCGTGTGCCACGGCGTAGCCGCCGGTACCATAGGCGGGCGCATCGAGGATCGGGGGCGTGGACGAGCCACCGGAAGATCCGAAGAAGTCGAAGCTGAAGCTTCCGATCAGTCCTTCGAGGAAGCTCTCCATGGGCTTGAAGATCAGAAGCCGCCAGGCGGCCCGGAGCGCGGCCTCCTCCAGCGTCGAGAAGAAATCCGCGACCGACAGCTTGCCGGTTCGGGCCCATTCGACCCAGGCGTCCTCGGAGGCCTTCAGGGCGCTCGACGTGACATCCTCAAATTGGCGCGCCGCATCGCCAGCCTCCTTGCCGTAATCACGCAACGCCCGAGTGACGCCGGCCGACCACTCCCGGCTGGCGCTCAGCATGCGATCGTATGCATCTTCCGTGGCCCGGGCGAAGGTCTCCTGACTGATCGCCCCCTCGCTGAGCAATTCGTTCAGCTCCGCGAGTTCGGCCTTGTAGGCTTCCTCGGCCGTGCGCAGGCTGTCGGTGAGGGCCTTTCCCTTTTCCCTGAGCTTGAGCGCCTCCTGATCGGCCTTGTTCCGGGCCTCGATCGCCTGGCGCTCGTCAAACAGGGCCCCGGCCAGATCACGCACCTGGCGGCGTTGCTCTTCGGTCGCTTCCGTGGACAGACGTCGGAGTGCCTGCGAAACAAACCGCTCCCGATCGGTCATCGCGAGCTCGTCCCGTTCGGCCCGCAAGCCATCGACGATTTTGCGATTGGCCTCGGCGCGCCGCCGTGCCACCTCCTGTTCCTGCGCCGCCAACCGGGCGAGCCTCGCATCGCGAACGGCGGCGGCCTGGGCCATGATCTCGCCAACTTGGTCCAGGTTGCTCGCATCCGGCGCGATCAGGGTTTGCATCTCGGCCACCAGGCGTAGGTATTCGGCGCGGATGCGGTCTGCCCCTTCATGGGTGGCCTCGAACAGCTGCTTTTGCAGGTCCTTTTCGATCTGCGCGATGCGCCGGGCGCGGTCCTGAACGGCCTTGAGGTCCGCTTCAATGGAATCGGACGTGGTTTTGGCGTCCGCTCCCGGCTTCCGCTGTTGGCCCTGGTCCCTTTGCATCCAGGCGAGCTTGGCCTGCCACTGCTGGAGCGCGCGTTCCTTACGCTCCAGCTGCCACTCGACGTAGCGGCGGCGGAGATCGTCGATCACGCCGTCGCTTAAGCGCTCCCGCTCGGTCCGCAAGGCTTTCACCTCCTCGCGCAATCCACCGACGACCGCCTTGGTGCTGCGCAGGCTCAGGCCCTCGAAGTTGAAATCCCCCTGGGCCAGGAGCTTCAACTCCTCGTAGGCCACCCCGACGCGGCTCGCGAGATCGGCAAGCTCCGTCGAGGCATCGGCGATGGCCGGCGCCAGATCGAGCACGGCCCGGGTCAGGTTGGCCGAGATCACCTTGCCCAGCGTGTCCAGCTCGTCCCGCGCCTTCTCGGCGTTCCGCACCAATTCCTCGTCGAGGACGATACCGAGATCGCGCGCCCGCCTGCGGGTCGCCTCCAGGGTCTCCGCGCCACCGACCAGCATGTTCACCATGGCGACGCCTTCGCTGTCGAACAGCTTGAAGGCGAGTCGAAGCCGTTCCGCCGGATCGGTCGTGCGCCTGAAGGCTTCCGCCACGTCGTTCAACAGGTCCTCGGAGCGGCGGATGTTGCCGTGCTGGTCCTTCAGCGCGATGCCCATCTGCGCCAGCGCCTGCTTGGCCTCGCCGGTTCCCTTGGCCGCCTCGGCGACGCGCCGGGTAAAGCGCTGCAAGGCCATGTCCATGGTTCGCTGCTCGACGCCGGCGAGTTGCGCGGCGTAGCGCAATTCCTGCAAGGCCTCGACGCCGACACCGATCTTGTCGGCCGTCTTGCCCACCGCGTCGGCGGCGCTGATGGACCGGTCGATCAGAGTCGCCAGACCGCCGACCGCGGCGACGCCGGCGAGTGCGCCGCCGAGGGCCCGCATGCCGACGCGAAGCGTCTTGGCCCGGTCGGTCAGATTTGAGAGACCGCGCGACGCCTTTGTACCGGCCGCATCGATCTTCTTGAGCGACCGCTCGCCACTTTGCCCGACGGAGACCAACTCGGCCTTGACCTTGCCGCCGCCTTCGACGGCCAGGCGAACCGCATAGGTGTGCTTGGCCTTGGCCATCAATTGGTATCCTTATCGTTGAGGGCCTCGATCAGCCCCGCCTCGGCCGCCTGCAGCAGTTCGGAGACGACGCCGGGATCACAACCCCGCGCCTCCGCGATCTTCATGGCGACACCCAAGTCCATGCCGACGACGTGACCCGATGGCGCGAGCCGGAGCTGGCCGAGACAAGCCATGAGCACGTCCCAGGTCTGATGCTCCTCCAAGGTTCGGAGAGCGTGTTCGTGATAGGGGCAGCGCTCGCCCGACGAGCCTAAACCGCCTTCGGCGCAGGCCGCGCCTTCCCGGCGACAGCCTTCGCAGTATCCGGGCCCTCCGCCTGGCCGGAAATGCCAGCGGCAAAGGGCCCTGATCCGTTTTTTGCCGCGTTCAGGAGCACCTGCCTCAGCGTGAACTCCTGAAAGAACCGCTCGCCGACGGGATAGAGCTCCAGGATGGCGGCGACGTTCTCGGGCGTGACCGGTGGGTCGTCCTCGACCCCCGACCAGGCCGTGATATGCCGGGTGCCGAGCTCCTTGATGAGCAGGTCCTGGAACAGGCCGTCCCGTTCCGCCTCGTCCTCGGGGTCCGGCAGTCCCTCCAGCGACAAACCGCTTTCCCGGCGTTCTCGGACCTGCGCCTCCAGACTCTCGACCCGACGCCGCGCGGCGGCCTGCGCCGCCGCCATGCCGGCCGTGGTCAGGGGCTTGACGGTGACCGTGACGCCGTAGGGAAGCTCGATCTCATAGGGTTCGGTTTGGGGTTTGAGGCTGATCATGCGTAATCGGTCCCGTCCAGATCGTTGATGAGGGTGACGGTCAGCATCCGGCCTGCCGCATCGTTCTTGGCACCCTGGAAATCAAAGCTCGCCTGTACGCCGCCCGGGCCCTCGACCGCCAGCTTTGGCTTCGGCAGGTAGACCTCGTGGGCGGCGAAGATGACTTTGAGGCCGGCGTTGATCGTGTAGCCGAACTCCAGGTCCACCGGCGTGCCGCTCGCCGCATCGTCGATCAGTCCGGTGTCGGCGAAGCGCACGTCTATGCGACCTGTGAGTGCGGCCACCGTCGGATCGGCGCCGTCGATCAGGCCATCGGAGCGGATGGTCTCGATCTTTTCGAGATTGTTGGTGTAGGTCAGCGAGCCGCCGGTCAAGTTGCCGACGGGCGTGCCGCCCCGCGTGATCGAGCCCTGGAACTGGCTGATGCGCGAAAAGGCGAGCGAGGTCGGCGTGCCGCCCTGCGACGCGCCGTAGCGGGTCTCGCCCTGGGCCACGGCGCTGATGGTGGCCGCCGCCGACCCGGAGCGCTGGAACTCGAGCGCAATGGAATTGAGTTTGACGCCGGTATGGACGAAGAACGCCGGCACCTCGGGTTGACCGACCTCGATGGAATAGCTCGGGATGTCCTGGGCGCCCGAGGCGAAGACGTGATCGAAGGTTCCATCGAGATTGTCCGTCGTCGCCGGGTCGCCAAGCAGCCCGGTCAGCCAGAAACCGAGGTAACGGGGATCGACGGGCACGACGATGTCGCCCTCGTCGTTGATCACGTCCTGTAGCGGCGCCAGGGGATCGCGCCCCTGGCCCAATACCGGATCGTCGATCAGTCCCTGTTCGCTCCCGAGCGAGCAGCGGTTGAAGGGCATGCGCACGTAGTTGCCACTGGCCTCTGTGCCATAGGCGGTTTCCCGCTTGAGCAACAGCGAGGCATTGGCGCCGTATGATCGGGCCATTTCAAGGTCTCCTGATATAGGTAAATTGTCAGCCCAGCGGGCTCTCAGTCTCGTATTCGACAGTCACGATGATCGTGCCGGCCTTGATGGTCGGCGTACCGGCCATCGCTTCGGCATCGACGTCGGGGCGGCCATAGGTCATGCCGAAGGCGAGGCCGCCGAGCGTGGGATCGGCATCGAGCACGGCACCGATCTCGCCCAGCAAGGCATCGAAGGCCGCATCGCCCTCCTCGACATAGACCTCGACCTCGATCGCGTGGCTGTAATAGGCACTTCCGAATCCGCCCAGCGCCGTGTCGGGCTCTCCCGGGTCGCCATCGCGCAAGACGATCAAGCCGCCAGCGGGGATCTTCTCCGGCACCACGGCGTTGCGTTCCACCTTGGCGCCGGGGACGGTTTCCAGACCCGCCCTGAGCGCCTCAAGGATCTGCTCCGTCTTGCTTGCAGCCAAGGTCTCACTCCGATTGCATATGCCGGCCGATCAATGACGGCAGCCGCCGCGACCAGCGCTCCGCCGCCCGGCGGACATCCAATCGTTTCGGCATCCGGACCTGGGGCACCAGCAGGAACATGACCGCCGTGGCGATGCCGGCCTTCATCCGACCGGTCCTGGTGAAGGCGCCACCCTTGGCCCGCCGTCCCACACGGCCGGTCTTTGCACTCACCCGCACACTGTCGGCGACCAATAGCGACGGCCCGTTCCGCCGGTAGACGAAGCGCAGCGGCCCGAACCGGTGCTCCGGAAAGTTGGACGGGGTGATCCGCTTGCCGCCGACACCGCGTTTCGGCGCCGCCGGCGTCGGAATGGCGAGCCAGAAACCGGATTTGCTCCGGATTACCGTTCCTTCGTCGAAGGTGCGAATGATCTGCGGCGCCTTCGACCAGACCAGGCTCGCCGCGTCATGACCCTTGTTCGGATAGGTCCGGCTCCGCCAGGCCCTGGCGAGCCTTGTTCCGAGCCCCGCGGTGACCACCTGCTTTCGCAAGCTCCCCTTGAGACCGTCGCCAGCCTCCTTGACGCCCGCCGCCGCGGCTTTTTCGATGCCTCGCATTTCGGCCTGCAAATCGGCCTTGATGGAACCGACGATGGTGGCGGCGAGCTTCATGGAAAACCCGATGGAAACCGTATGCGGAGCGGCTGCAGATCACGACGGCCTCGTGTCCAGGCTCCAGATCAGCCGCTCGCTGTCCCGCACCGGCTCGCCCTGAACGACGAGGATCTCGCCATTGATCTCCAGGATATCGCCGGGACGCGGGCTCGCGACCTCGGAGACACGGACATCGAACAGGGAGGTCTTCGTGTGGATACGGGTGTCGCCGAAGTCGAGGACTTGATCAGGACGGCGAGCGATGACCCGGATGGCGACCGGATCGCCGGTTCCCTGGTCGCGGTAGACCGCTTCACGGGCGAGGTTTGGGTCCCCAAACAAGACATCGATCGCCGCGCCCACGGCAGACATCAGAAGCTGCCGTTGAGCCGCACGCGACCGACGGTGTCGCCGGCACCGCCGGCCACCGCTTCCAGCGCAACACCGATCAGAGTGTTCGCTGTCGCCGTCTTGGTCGCGACCTTGTTGGTGTCGTCCCAGTAGACTTTGTCGCCGGCGCTCCACGCCTGTGAGGCGGTCTTGGTCAGATCGAAGACGCCGACCAGGGAGGCCTCGACCTCTGCGCCGGTCAGGGCATCGCCGCCCGCCACGCCGAAAATCGCGCCGACCAACAGGCCGTCTCCGGAGGTGACGTCGTAGGGAGCGGCGAGCGTGATCGTGTTACCGGGCTGCACGTAGTTCTTCATTACATTCTCCTTCAGATCAAAAGACGAAGGACGGCCCGGTCATAAAAAATGCGGCAATCGCCGCGGGGCCGCCCGTCCCGTCAGTCAGTCAGGTCGGGCCAGATCAGGCGCCCGGGTTCTTGTAGAGGCCGCGCCAGTCGATGGCCTTGGCGCCGAAGTCGAGGCGGCACTTGATCTCGACGCCATCGACGTCGAAGCCGTTGCGGGTCTCGATATAGGCGCCCTGCTGGCCCTCGAGATAGGCGTACTCGATGGTGTCAATCTGGTTCGGGCTCGCTGCCAGGTACCAGGCGGTGTCGCTCACCGTGTCAAGCCGGGGCTCGGCGATGGGACTGAGCGTCCGGATCGATTGTGGAACCACGTTCCGGGTTTCCGCCGGGACGATGTTCTGCGCCACCATCTGTTCGGCCTTGAGCTCGAGCGCCGCCGGCACGATCAGGAAGGCCGGGCGGATGTTGAGCACGGTCTTCTTGTCGAGGCCCGTCTGCTTGGCCATGGCCGTGCGGCCCTTGCCGACCGCATCGACGCTGAGCGCCGCGCCCGTCCCCTCGAGGTTCTTGTGATCGGCATGGAACAGCGCCTTGTTGTCGGCCATCGCCGGGTTGCCGGTGACGATCCCCCAGACCACATCGCTTTCGAGCTGGGCGATCGAGTTGCCATACATGGCGGGAATGCGCG